AATAAAACCGTAGACTGCGCTCGGAGAAGAATTCGGGGCCGGCCATTGGACGGGGGTTCGATTCCCCCCATCTCCACTCTTTCCTGCTATTCATTGTAATTCCGGCGCTTTCTCATGCGTGCGGGTACATGGCGGGTACAACGAAAGTCCCCACCTGCCTTGACGGCAGGTGGGGACTTTTATGCGTTGATACGCGATTCCAGCGCCTCGATCCGCTCATAGATCGAGCGATGCGTGTCGTGAGCGTGTGAGTCGATCATCCGCTGAGCCGACTCGCGCGCTGTGCGCTCATCGTGTATCTCAGCGGCCATCCTGCTGCCGCGCTCATCGATCCTGTCGATCCGCTCCTTCATGTCCGAGAGGCTCTCGCCGTGCCTGTCGAGTGTCGCGGCGACGCGGTCGACCGTCGAGGATAGACCCTCGAACTTCTCGAGCAGGACCGCTAGGGCACCGATTGTTTCGTTGACTTCTTTGACGGCGTCGCGGACTTCGTCTAGGTCGTCGCGGAAATTCGTCGCGTGGTCATTGCTGACCTGGGCGTCAGCTGACTGTGCAGCTTTCTTCGCTTCCTCTGCGGCCCTGGTGACGCGCTGCATGTGCGACTCCATGCTCGCCTTGAGCCGGGCGAACCACATTGCGACGACGCCACCCAGGCCAGCTAGGAGGATCGCGATGAGCCCATTTGTAGCTTCGATGATCTTCGGGTCGGAGAGAAGGCCGCTCACAACTGCGTCCCACCGCCCGAGTCACTGCGTGTCACCGCCTCGTCCGCGCGCGCTCGCACGTCGTCGAGGGTCTCGCCGCCAGGGGTGAGTGCCCCGGCCCACTCAATGATGCTTACGCCGCCGATCTTGATCCCCGAGAGTATCTGGAAAACCGTCCAGGCGACGCCAAGGAACACAGTCGCCTGCGAGACGAGAAGCTTCCAGGTCGCCGGGTATGACCCCGAGACCCAGACCCCTGTCGTCACGACAACGGCGACGGCGACCGTCAGCCAGACGCGACGCCGGCGCGTCCAGTACGGGCGATCAAGCGAGGCCTGGATGAGTGGCCACACGACGCCGATAAGCACCGATGTCACGAACGGATCGGACTGCAAGCCGAGCAAAATATCACTCTGTGTCACTTCTGTCTCCTTCTCACGCTGTCTCTGCGCCCGCGAGCGCGATGCTGACTGCGGCGTTTGTTGCTGCGCCGTAGATTTCGTCCTGGTATGCGCCGACTGCGGCCTGGATGCGGCCGACGGTGGTGTCGTGTGCGGCTTCGGAGTTTTCGCCCCAGATTCCGTCCTGCGTAGTGCCGACGACGCGCTGGGTGTATTCGACGCCGTAGGGGAAGGTGTTGCCTCCCCAGTTGGATGCGGCGGCAACGGCGTTGATGCGCTGGCGCGTGTCTGGCCCTGCGACGTTATCGGGGACTGCCCCGACGGCTTCTTGGAGCGCTGTGATGTCGGTGTAGCCGCTGTCCTGGGCGCTCGTGTCGATATTGCCGTCCCAGCGTCCGTTGTCGATCATCCATGCGAGGACGACTCGCATGTCGACCCATCCGAGGATGTCGTCTTCATCTCGGTACTTGACGAGGACTCCATTGCCGTTGTCCTGGCTGCCGCCCGTGCTGGTGTTACCCTCGACGGCGCGGAAGTAGTCGGATGCCTGGTCAGGCCAGGACGCGCCGACGTGGTCTGCGATACCGTCGCCGTGCCACTCGCAGATCGCCTGGCGGCCGTATCCGGAGTCGTCGCGCCACGCACCGATCTGCTGCGCGAAATTCTTGATGTAAGGCACGTAGTACCACCAAGCCGCATTCATGAGATTGACGCCGGCCTGTAGGAAGCCCCAGACCTGGAAAGCTCCGCACCAGGCGTAGCCTCGGAAGTCGGACTTGCCGACTGCGTCCCAGTACTTGTCGCCGCCGATGTGGCCGACCTCGTCGAGCATGGCTCGCATGGCGGTGTCGATGGCTGCGACGACGCGGGGATCATTGGGAGAGGTCATGCCTGGCCTCCTTCGCGCTGAGTGGTGTTGCGTTCGGTCAGGAGGCCGAGAATCTCGTCCTCCTGAGTTTTGGTTTCGGGCATAGTCGGAAGATCGTGTGCCATTCTTGCTCCTTTTCAGTGGGTGTAGGAAGCCCCGGCCACCAGTTCATTCAGTGCGGTGGTCGGGGCGTGATGTGTGGCAGGCCGTGCGGTCTGTCATGTCTTGATGATGAAATTCATTGAGATGTATGGCGGCATGATGTTAAACGGCTGCGACTGGCCCTCGACTTGGGCGACCGCGCGGTCAAGGTATCCTGCGCCGAATGATGAGATGCCCGTCCACCTGCCACCGCCCGCGAAGTCCGTCGAATAGATGCCCGCGCCGCCGCTCCATTGAACTGATTCGCCTCCGATATTGTGCTGGTGACGCGGCATCTCAGCCGTCGTCATCGTGTGCTTCTCCTCACCGCCCTGCTCGCCAGCAGGATGCGCCGACGACGCGCCGAGCACGAACCGCCCGCGCAGATCGGGGACACGGATGCGAAAGCCGTTACCGAACACACGGGCAAGCTCCGGGTACGTGCGACGGTCATATTCTTTCCCGTCACACAGCAGCCAGCCTGTCGGCGCAGCCGAGCCCGCGAACGCCGCGATCACGCCTGCAGGAGTGACGACGGTGATCGCCTCACCAGGGTCGCCCTTCGGGCCTCGCGGGCCTGTCTCGCCCGGGTCGCCCTTCGGGCCTGGTGGGCCGGCCGGGCCGCGCTCACCCTGATCGCCCTTCGGGCCAGTGTCGCCCTTCGGACCAGGGGGGCCGGGTTTCCCAGCACCGCCGTCACCGGGGACCGGCCTAGGGCCGCCGCCGCCCGGGTCGTCCGGTGATATATAGCGGTCCCTATACGTCCGCGTAGCCGCGAGCGCCTGCATATTCCCCTGGTGAATCTGCACCAGTACGCGGTCTCCTGGATTCGTCTGCGTCTGCAGTAGCTTGTCAGACACGACTGTGATGCTGTCGTTGTCGTCGGCGTCGCGCCGCCACAGGTCCGCATCGAAGCGCACAGCCGCAAAGCCCTGCTTTGGCCTGCGCACGCAGGTCGCCCATTGGTATGTGGGCTGCGCGTCGATGCGTTTACGGAGCTCCGCGACGACGTCAGCCAGATAGTCGAGGTCACTCACCTGGAATCTCCTTGATCGTGGTCGTGACGAGCGCAGTCGGTGAGAGCGGGATCTTCATATCCTGGACAGTGCCGCGCAGGCGCTGCCCCTGCGAGATGAATTCCACGACCTCGCCAGGCCGGATATTCAACGGAAGATGCTCGATCACCAGGGACGCCGCAGGCATTGCTTTCTCCGTGAGGATCCGCTGCGCGACCTGGTCAATCGCCGCCTGCGACGTTGCCTTTACGCCCGTCTCGACGTGCACGATCTCCCCGCGGTTAACCGTCGAGAGAGGATCGCGCGGATTGTCATTGCGAGCGACCCCGACGACAGCCGGGGACGGCCCCGCGTAGTACTTGTCAGCGCCGCGCTGAGTATCGTCCGAGCCTGGCGTGCCGATGCACACGACGACATTCGGCACCGAAAAGATGTCGCGGTCGATTGTCCAAGCCGCAGAGTGGATCGCCGCGTCTCCCTCGCGAAAAACGAATGAGACCGGTCGCCGGGACGGCCTAATATACGGCGCCCCTGTGACCACGCCGTACGGATCCGGAGTCAGCGCACCCCATCCGACGAGGCGAGCGCAATCATTGAGCATCGTGAGCACGTTAGTCCCCACGTCGTACGCGATTGACTCATTGATGAGACTCGGCCCTCCGGCGAGGCTGTACTCTCCAAAACCTGTGAAGCCCAGCCGCAGATTTCGAGCTTTCGCCGCGTACCTGCCGATCAAACTGTACTTTCCTTTGCCGCTCAGGTGTGCGTCCTCGACCTGCTCGATACGATCCGTCGACATCCGGTCGAGATACGCGAGCGTCGACAACAGCTCGACATCACGGGTCACCCGATGCTCACTGACCGAGCGGGTCGGCGACGACATCACGAAAGTCGCCACCGGCCATCCCTCCATACCGACCGGCACGTAATCGACACGCGCATGCATGTTGAACCAGTCAATCTCCTGCGAGGTCTCCGTAAGGCTCAGCTGCCCCGACGCGCGCAGACGCGACGTCGCCGACAGCGTCACCGACCCCGACTCGACACCATCGAGCAGACCAATATCCTGCCCGGACGGCGTCGTGAGCATCACCCGATAATCAGCCTGCCGAACAGGCGACGCCTCACCCACGATTCACCTCCGTCAACTTCGCCGAGACCGTCCAGACACCGCCGACCTCACGCCCGAATTGCACGTCCGACAGAGACCCGTACAGTACTCGGCCGAGCGGGTCACGATACATGAAAGGCGCGGGCATGTACGCCAAGTCCTCAAGCGCCTGACGCTCGCGCACCGACGAGTCCAGCAGCGCAGCAGAGACCTGCACGACACGCTGCCGCTGAGTCCCCGACAGCTCAACGCCAAGCCTCCGACCCGCAAAGTACTTGACCTCGCGATTTACGAGGCCAAGCTGCGAGCCCGTCACCGGATTCCAGGCCAGGCGCACCGACCGCGAAAATCCCTGCCCCGCAGAAATCCACACCGCCTGCGAATCCGCGAGCGCGTCGATGATCGTGACGGAGGATGAGGGCAGTGCGGAGGTCGCAGTCACCCGGTACTTGGTCGTACCGTTCGCGAGGCACTCCCGGTCCTTGTACATGGTGGATGGCGGGAGCTTGTCGGCGACGAGCGTCCAGGTGGAGCCTCCGTCGATTGAGCGCTCTAGGCGCGTCTCGACGGTAGACGGCTGTCTGCTGCCTTCTGGGATTGCTGGTGAGGCGATTGAGACGAGCATGTCGCCTTCGTCCTCTTCCCAGGATGCTGTGACGATTGGCTCGGGCGGTGTCGGATACTCGACCTTGTAGCGCCGCTGGATGGTGGTCGAGATGCCGTAGCCGTCCGTGAGGGTCGCGCGGACGACATACTCCGTGCGGTTTTCGAGGCGTGCCTTGAACCGTAGTGGTGCGCGTGAGAACTCCGGGGCGACCCCGAGCGCTGTCGCGGTGCCCTTGATCTGCTCGATTGCCTGTAGTTTCGCGGATAGCAGCTCGCACAGCACGGTCGAGATCGTTGTCGACGAGCCCTTCACGTGCGAGACGACGAGGGCCCCATCGAATGCTGAGCGGTCGAGCGAGAGCGCGTCGGGTGCGAGCGCGACGACTGGGCCATACGTGACCGTGGTCCGCCTGACGGGGGACCAGTCCGAATACTCGCGATACTGACCCTTCGTGCGGATCTGATAATCGATAACTCCGGCTGGCAGCTCGATTGTCTTGGTCTGCACTGCGCCCGTGACGGCGACGGTCTGCCAGGGGCCGGAGTCCCCGGCTCTGTGGCCGTTCGCGGTCTCCGTGTATACGGTGGCGTACCGAATATCGGCCGCTTCCTGCCAAGTCTCGTCGAGGGAATTGTGAGCCCAGGTGAAGGGCACTGCGCCGACCGGCGCGTAGGCGCCCGGCCCGGACACAGCCGGGATACCCGGCTTCTGCAGTACCTGGATTTCGTTCGACGGTGCGGAGCGCCCGGATTCCAGATTGTCGGTCTTGAGAATTGCGCGATACGTGTGCGGCACCTGCAGGTCGGCGGCCTCGTGGACCCAGCCGTCCGCGTCGGCACGTACCTCTCCGACCTTCTTATCACCGTCGAGGATCTCAATCGTCGCGTCCTGCGGATATGCGAACGTCGTTTTCCAGGTGATTCGGATTTGGCCGCGTTCGTTCTTTGCGGCCGTCAGCTCCGCGACAGGCGACGGCGGCGTCGACACACCGTTCGACTGCGGCGACGGCGGCCCCGGAATGAAGTCCGAGACATCACGCACACGCGTCGGGATGATCGGCGACGCATAGACGCGGTACCAAAAACGGTCGTTCGCATACACGGCCTTGGTGTCGATCACCCTGAACGTCTGGCCCGTCGAACCCTCGACGTTCACCCAGTCGACCACGTGCCATTGGCGCGGGAGCCACGGCCCCGAGTACTCGTCGGCGTAGGCATCCCAGCGCTCGATCACGTACGACCGGATAGGCGATGACGCGTCTGCCGCCTTCGCGGCAGGCCACGACACCGATACCGACTTGCCGTCGTCGAGCAGCGTCGCTTTGCAGTACGACGGCGCTGACGGCGGCTTCGCCGGACGCGCTGGGAGCGTGAGCCACGCCTGCAGGGCCGGATGACCGCCATTCCAGATCGGCCCGAGCGAATAGCCGACGACAATCGAGCGCTCCTGATTCGGCAGGAGATTCTCACGCCAGTGCGACGTGCCCATGTCCTTGTACACGGTCGCGCCGGTCGGCGACGAGAAAGACACCGTTTCCGATCCGACCCCGACGTTGCCCCACCAGTCGGTTTTCGCCGAGAAGTTATGACCGTACCCATCCGACCGGAGCCAGAACTGCGCGTACACCTCGACGTATCCCTGGTGGGGGTCGCCGACGTACCACATCTCGACACCGACCGACATATAACCGGACGATGCCGACCACTGGATCGCCATACTCTTTACTCCTTAGAATCCGATACGCTCTCGCAGCGCAGAGCGCGATGCAGGCGCGAGACCGTCAGACACGACGCCCCCGGCCTCTACACGCATACGGCCGATCAGCTGATCATCCGAGTCACGCACGACCAGATACTGAGGGCCGGTCGCCTGGATACGAGCCAGACCTGCCGCACCACCAAGACCCGCCGTGACAGACAGTGCGCCGGCCTCAAGACCGCTGAGCTGCTCCTGCCCGGCAGCAATCGTGTCCCTGATCGCCGCCTCAAACAGTGGCGCGCGCTGCGCCGCACCCTCAGCCAGTGCCTCGACAATCGACCGGCCCGAGTACAGCGTCCAGCCGTGGCCCGAGAATGGGCCCTTCTTTGCCGGGGAGAAAGGCAGGTACTTGCGGACGCCGCTGAGCAGGTCCGAGACCGCGCCCGCCGCCGCGCCCGCCATTGATTTGATTCCGTCGATCAGGCCCTGAATGATCTTCTTGCCCGATGACACCATCATCGACGGCACGCTCGACAGGACGCTCACGATCTGCTTCGGCACATCGAAAAAGACATTCTTAAGCGCGGGCAAGGACTGCACGATGCCGTCGATCAGACCCGTGAGGATCTGCACGCCGGCGTTGAGAATCAGCGGCAGATTCTCCACGAGGACCGTGACGATTGTCGTGATGATCTGCGGCAGCATATCGATCAGCTGCGGGATCGCCTGCACGATGCCATTGATGACACCGATCAGCAGCTGCACGCCCGCGCTGATGATCATCGGCAAGTTCGTGATCAGTGTCGTGACGATGGTGTTGATGATCTGCGGCAGCATATCGATCAGCTGCGGGATCGCTTCGAGGATGCCGTTGATCAGCGTTGTCAGCAGCTGAATGCCTGCCTCGATGATCAGCGGCAGATTCTCGACGATCGTCGTCACGACGGTCGTGATGATCTGCGGCAGCATATCGATCAGCGCCGGAAGCGCCGTCTGCAGGCCACTGATCAGCGCCTGCAGGACCTGCACGCCCGCCTGAATCAACTGCGGCAGCGCCTGCACGACCGTGGTGACGATCGTCGTCACGATCTGCGGAAGCGCCGCCGCCAGCGTCGGGATTGCCTGCACCAGACCGTTGATCAGGCCAGTTAGCAAGCCCGCGCCCGCCTGAATCAACTGCGGGATACCCTTTGACAGCGCGTCTAGCAGCGAGGTGATGATGCCCGGCAGCGCATCGACGAGAACGGGGATCGCGGCCGTTAGGCCGGCCGTCAGGCCATTGATCAGTTCAACACCAGCGCTGATCAGCTGCGGCAGCATATCGACGAGGCCCTTCACGAGAGCCACGATCATCTGCGCGGCAGCGGGGATCAGCTGCGGAAGCCAATCCGAGAAAGCACCAACGAACGCCTCGATGATCTGCCCGGCCATATTCAGCAGGACCGGCAGTGCGTTTGTGATGCCAGTGATCAGCGTCTTGACAGCCTCAGCGCCCGACGCGATCAGCTGCGGCGCATTCGAGACCAACTCCGCCCCGTACTTCGACACGTTGAGAATCATGTCCGAGATCATCGTCTGAATCTGCGTCGTCAGCTCACCGCCAGATGCCTGCACCAGCGCGCCGATACCAGCGACAGCAGCAGTGATGAGACCGCCGAAGGCCAGGACCTTGCCGAAGCGAGCCGGATTCAAGAACATTCCGACCTGCCCGAGCAGATCCTCGACGGCCGAGCCGACCGGGCCGGCCGCGCCCACGATCGCCTGCCCCATCTTCGGGCCGACGCCGCGCATTGACTCCACAGCCGGGCCGAGGACCTTACCCGCACCCTCCTTGAGGGTGCCGCCGATACCTGAGAACTTCTCGCCAATCGCAGCAGACGCATTCGATGCGGCCTCGCCCGCACCAGACTTCAGCGCGCTGCCGAGGTCTGCCGCGTGCTTACCGACCGCCTCGACGGCCGGCGCGAACACCTTACCGACACCGTCCTTGACCGCGCCGCCAAGACCCGAGAACTTGTCCGCGAGCGCGGACGGCGAGGGGAGTGCGTCGAACGCGCCGATTATCAGTGACGGATCCGCGAGCAGTGTGCCCGCGCCCGCGAGCGCGGCGAATCCTCCGGTGGCTTCTCCGAGGGCTTTGGCGATGTCCTCGAGGGTGAGTTTTCCGTCCTTCATGGCGTCGGCGAAGGGGCGGAGCTTGCCGGCGAAGATGTCGACGTACTTGCCGGCTTCGTCGAATGCGGGGCCGACCTGTTCGCCGACTGCGTTGATGATGTCGGTCAGGGGCTCTTTGACCTTGTCGAGGGATGCGACGAGGCCCTTTTCGACGGCTGCTTCTAGGTTGCCCCACGCGCCCTCGAACGTGGCGGCGGACTTGGCGGCTTGTTCTGCGACGTCGGTGAAGCCGAGGTCCATGAGGGCCTGGTTGAATTCCTCGGCCGTGATTTGGCCTTGGCTCATTGCGTCACGGAAATTGCCTGTGAACGCGGCGTTGTTTTTGAGTGCTTCCTGGATCTTGCCAGACGCGCCGGGAATTGCTGCGGCGATCTGATTCCAGTCCTGGGTCGTTAGCTTGCCCGCGCCGTTGATCTGCACGAGGGCGAGCGCGACCTGCTTGAAAGTTTCCTTGGTGCCGCCCGCGATCGCGTTGACGTTGCCGGCTGCTTCGGCCATCTTGTCGAAGTTCTTGACGCCGTTGGCGGCGAGCTGCGCCGTGACCGACTGGATGTCGGACAGGTCGTAGACGGTCTGGTCGGCGTAGGTCTGAGCGGCGGTGGTCAACTGCTTGATGCGCGCCGGATCAACGCCCGCGAATTCAAGTGTTTTCTTGAACTTATCGGTCGCGTCTGACGCAGCGATAGCCGCGGGGACTTGAGCCGCGAGGGCGGCGGTGATTCCGCCGACTGCTGCGGCGACTCCGCCGAGTCCGAGCTTGCCGATTGATGAGAGGGCACCGCCGATGTGCTTCGAGAGCGACTGGCCGATCTGTGAGCCCCAGGATTCGGTCGCGCCCGTGAGTGCGGACGTGACGTCGCCCGATCCGAATTCAGATGAGATCTGCTTCTTGAGGCCCCTGAATGACGGAACTACATCGATCCAGGCTGTGCCCAGTGAAGTGCCTTCGGCCAATGCCCTCTCCTTATCTAGTTTTCAACTGGCTGGCGGGCCGCGCTAAGCTGCGCGTCGATCCAGTCCGTGTCGGGCATGTGGTCTATCTCCACTCGCGTGCCCGGACGCGGGATCGGTGGCGGCGCGCCCCGACCCTTCTGCGCGGCCTCGGTTTTCGACCATTGCAGCCACCGCAGTGAGTCCGCCTGGATCGCGGCGAGGTGGGTGTCGAGCGATCGCCACTGCCACTCCTGGTCGATCGCACGCAGTGTCCAGGATTCCGTCTGCTTGATGATGACGGATGCGAGGCGCGCGGCCTGCCTTGCTGGCATCTGGCGCGGGACACGCCCGAAGAACCGGAGAAAGTCTGCCTCCAGCTCGTCGGGCGCGTCCGTCAGGATCGCGGCGAGGGTCAGGCTTTTGGGGCCAGCTCGCTCATGATCTGGACGAGAAGCTCAGTCGCGGCGGGCGCCGGGGCGCGGCCCTTTTCGCCCCTGTTAGCGTCGAG